TCTTCTATAATTAAATAAAAAAAGAAAAGGGGAGTTAATCCTCCCCTTCAATTTTAATAAACTTACTCAAGTCTGGTCTGAAATATCCAGGACCCTTTAATATCTTGCCATCATCACGGAGAACAGGCTTACCATCATCTCCTAACTTACTCATGTTACTTGCTTGGATCTCATCGAACACATCCTCTATGACATGTTGCATGCCATGTTTAAGAATAGTACCACATAAGATATATAACTGATCACCTAAAGCATCAGCAATTTCTACTAATGAGTTAGCTTCACATGCTTCTAAGTATTCATAGTTCTCTTCAGCCATTAATTTATATCTAAGATCATATTCATCTTTTTCAAGAGGTCTTGGCCATTTACCATTTTCTTGTCCAAATGCATCATGAAAGATTTGAACTGCTTTTAGTTGTTTTTCCATATGTCAAAGTTAAAAAAAAAAGGGGATAGCCTAAACTATCCCCTATCTTTTGATATATATATTCCCGTTTAATCAGGCTTTTTAGAAAAATGATCCATTATCATCATCCTCATCATTTGAGAAATCAAATACAAAATCATCTTCAGTATCTTCTGACTCAATTATAAGAACTGCTGCCACAGTTTCTTTATTAAGTTGAATACTATCTATAACTGGTGCTTCAAAAGTATTACCTATAGGATCAGTATAAGTAATAACTTCATCTATCGTAATATTACGATCATAAGTTTCTACTTCTTCTAATTCTAATGCAACTTCCTCAGCTTCAGCTTCTGCAATTTGAACTAATAAATTAGTTTGATTCTCAGGCTGACCATAGTTATTTAACAATGGATCTATAACTTTTTCTTCTTCATCATTAACCGGTTCTGGTTTAATTGGAAGAGGTTTAGCAAAGTTATTTACACTAGATATAAAATAGTGAAGAACTCTCTGATCCTCCATCCATGTTTTAGGATGAGAAGACTGCAAAGCAATAGTCACATAGTTATAGAAGGCCCATAGACTGCTAGAGTCTTCAAATACATGAGTAGGCTTATCCATCTGAGATCTTACTATACTAGCTTGTTCAGTAGTAAGTATCTGATATTCTGCAAACAAGATACCAAGAAGTTGAGCTTGTTTTCTCTTATTCATCTGGATATCTTTCATTGCATTCTTATCATTAACTAACTGATCATAATACATATATGCATTAGCAATCTGATCTTTAATTGTAGCTACAGTCTCTTCATCTGCTGTACCAGTATGTTTTCTGGCCCAGCTTCCCATGTCTCCACATACCATAGTGGTGCCTGTATGATTCACATATGCACCAACTCCACACTTAAATCTTACTTGCTTGTTATAACTGTTTGTCCAAGCAAACATCATAGACAATTCAGGATCATTCTGATACTGAAGTCTGTATATACCTTGAGCAATCTGACCATCTGCAGTTGCTCTATACTCTTCTGTTACAATTCCAAAACCTGCATTTGCAAGTTCTGTATATGCATAATCAATAACTGACTCATGGCTAATTACTGTATAAGTATCTCCATGATCTGGTAAGTCAACACTAATCAAGTGTGCCTTACTACATTCTTTAATTTTCTTTGGCATTTAAAATAAACTTAGTTGGTTTGTACTTGGTTCAAGGTTCTCAATTTCCTTTCTTACTTTTTCTAGATAGTACTTGAGATTAATATTATAATCCTCAAACTCTTTTTCTTCATAATCAATCATAGTAGTTTGCATCCACTTCCCAGCCTCAACCTGGATTTCTCTCCCGTCAGTATTATTTTTCTTGATAATCTTTGACCCGGAATTGGATATAAAATACCTTATAGTATGTTGTAAAAGATACATAAAAGGTTGTCCATGAAAAATTCCATGTTGATAGAACTCCCAATCACCTTTAATCTTGACACCACCACAATAATCAAATATGTTTTGGTTTTGTGCTAAATAGTCTTCAGGTTTAATTCCGTCAACAAAATAAGCTTGGATAGCTTTAGGTATAATTAAAAAACTCTTATTCTTATGAAGAGCTAAATCCTTATACTCAAATCTACCTTTGCATTTAGACTTACCATCTTCTGTAACAGCAATGTAATTATTTACATCACCAAGAATAATCTTACTATAAGTGTCATGTTCTAATTTTAGATTAGTCATATCTTCCCATTTCTTGCAAATCTCCATATACTTGTCTACATACTCCCGCGGGATCATAGTCTCAAGACCATCTGTATTTTGCATTAGTGGGATAGCATTAGGAATCTCTTCACAGATCATCTCATACAGCATTGATAAACTTAGCTGACCATTAATAGTAATCCTCATAGTAAACTCAGGATCATACAAGAAGCTGTTCTCATCATTACTCAACCCATAGGTTGAGTTTAAGATAATCTTATATACATAATTCTTAGGATCAGATTTTGGTATTTTCTTTCTTTCTTCAAAGAACCATTCATACAGATTGCAGAATTCTTCTTGTGGTAAATGTGCCGGAGCCCACTTGTTTCTAATAGCAAGATTAGGATAAAAACTGGTAACATCACTTGTCATGATAACCATATCTTCATCAGATTTATAAACTTTACTTCTTCTTGCACCATGAATACCACCAAGACCATAATCAGTCTTGACTCCTTTATACTGCACTGAATACTTAAAGCCTCCTTTAGTTTGACCAGGAAATATAACTACTTCTTTAAACTTCTTTAGTAAGTTCTGAAATGTAGCTGTCTTGAATTCAATATAAGGTAGAATGATTTCATCTACTTTAATCATACTTCTATGAGTCCTCATCTGTCTGAGATCCCATCTTTTAATACCAGTCTGCTCACTTAAGAATAACAAGAACAACTCCTTAGAAATTCTTGGCTCAGAAGCACTGAAGAGATTGATACCATATTCTTCTGTTAAGTTTCTACGTAGCTCAATCTGACTCTTACTGAGCTTCATGATCTGCTTAGTAGACTTAACATCATTAATACAATATCTAATAACTTCAGAAATCTGTTCAGAACTAATATTTTCAGTATGATGAATAGGCATATCCATTATGTTATGCCAATCCATGGTATACTGAATCCACTTTAAAGAACTTCTCTTAGCATTATTATCCCAGTGATTAAGTTTAAAGACATCTACCTGGTTAATCTGAATATCTCTTGGAGAAAATTCAAGAAACTCCTGACGGTTTTGTCTATCAATAATATCCTGAGCTTTACCATAAAGCCATCTAGCAATAGTGTCTCCTGTATTATGAATAACAGTGTCTCTATTTCTTAGAATATGCTCAGTAATCTGACTGTCAAAGCCAAGACCATTAAAAGAAACATGCCATTCATCTCTTGTAATATTACTCTGCAGGAATTCTACAAGTTCTAAGATGTCATTCTGTGATTCATGTACAACAAATACTTCTTGATGTTCAGACTTAATGTCTTCAAATACTGCTATGAAACAATTACTAAGAGTTTCATAATCCATTACCCAATGTGTTCTCATAATATTGGTGTTCAGTTAAGCTGTCCCCCCCTTTACTGCATAAAAAAAGGTAAACTATAATTTACCTTTTCCTATTGTTCAACCTTAAAAACAAATGCTATGCATTCATAATGCTAAGATAATCAAATTCTGAATTAATTGCAATTAAATTAATAAATTCTTTAATTGACTCAGGCTCACTGATATAGTACTCTTGAAATACTTCAAGCTTATGTCTATCTTGTTTTACTCCTTTTGTACCTGAAACAGGTGTTCCATATTCATCAAGCTTAGGAAGCATTTGTAAAGTATTTCTTTTTGTTTTAGAAATAACTACAAGTACTTTGCTCTCCGGATCAAAGATACATTCTACATAAGGGCAACCTACCGTCACTGGCATTGCTCTAAAACTTGGCTTTCCACTCCATTCAGAGTTTACAAGCATCATATTTTTTTCCATATTGGTTATATTTTATACAAATTAACTTATAATCTTTAAGTTTTCCAAATCAGCTACTTCAATCATTAACATTTCTTTTTCTAAATCTGGTTTAGTACAAAGTTCACCAACAGATTTTAGTAGAGATTCTTCAACACCAAGTAGTTCTGCATATCTAGAAAAGAATTTTTCAGGATACAGATAGCTATGCATATAAATGTAGTTACCACTTGTTTTGTCAAAGAAATTAAGAATTGTTTCTTTTGTTTTTTTGCTCATTTTACTGTACTTACCACTTATAAGATAATTCCAGTCTTCCTCCAAATCAGAAAAATTAAATATAAATAATGCGCTTTCATCATCTATTTCTATATAATCGCACAATCTATTATGTTTTAACAAAACATCCTTTTCAAATTTTAAATATTCAGGATCAGTTCTTTTGTAATACATACAGATTAATTTTTTATCCTCAGGTTGATAAAATGTTCCCCATGAAAGATATGTTTCTTTTGGGACAACACTACTACCTTTTTTAATTCCAAGGAGCGGATAAATAAATACCTTGGACTTTTGAAAATACTTTGTATAAAGCGCGTGTACATGCATAATTTAAAGTGTTACATTACCTAAAGCTAATTCATATGGTAACTTATATTCTCTGTTTACATAGTGATATTTTAATTTATCTTCTATGTCTTCAAAGTCAGCTAACCATATTTCTAATGTTTCTTTGCTTACCTGGTAAGGATACACTTGATTATACTTATCAATTACTATGAATGTTACTACTATGTTCCACTCAACTGCATCTGAAAGTACTGTAATAAAATTAGTCCAGGCAAGCTTGTGATAAATGGCAGCCTGAATCCAATACTTATAATAACTTACTGACTCTGGAAAAGATGCAATATCCTTAGCAGTTGTCTTTAAGTCATTGATAAATAAGGTCTTGGTATCATAATCCATCACCACATTATCTAAGATACCTTTATAACCAAATGGTAAATGTTCCTGATTAACACTAATCATATGCTCACTAAATGTTTTTATGTGAACATCATTAGGAGTTTTATCCAATTGCAAAAGGGCCCTTACTGCTTGATTAGACTTTAGTTCAATTAAAGATTCTTTGCAACCATTCAAAGTAACTTCATCTACTATAGTCTTATCAAGACTTGTTTTGAGAAAAGTAAAGTAATCTTTGTGTTCTTTAGTCAGAATTTTAGCAAGTCTTTGCTCATCTGTTTTTAAAGATTGGTGTAAGTTTATTGAGAGTAGTTGTGAGAGTATTTCAGTAGAATAATCATCCAAATTTAATGAATCATTTCCAACTGTGCAATGATATTTAAAAATATTATCAATAATTGTTTTATTGTTACCACTTGGTAACTTACCAGGTAGTAAGGTAAAGTGGTTATCAAATGCTTCAGGTTCAAATAATAAACAGTGTAGGACACGCCCTGCTACCAGGTGCGCGTCCGTACTGTCCTCTCTTTGATTCAAAACATAATGACTGTAAAACATTCTAGGTGAGAATAATAGTTTGTTAATGCTACTATAACTAAACCAAAATGGTTTCTTGTAGAATAATTCTAGTTCATCAGAACCAGTCAATGTCAGTGGACTCATTAGTTTGTGTTGTTTGAGGGTTAGTTGTTAAAAGTTCGGTTTCTAGAGTAACTTCTATGTTCTCATTATCCACTCCATACAAGTCATGAGCAAGTTCTGATTCAGTTAATACTTCTGTCTCAGGTTCTTCTTCATTTGATTCTTCAAGAACTGGTGCACTTAAATCATCCTGATCTACTACTTCTATTTTTTCAGGAACTTCATTAACACCAATAGCAAAATCTAAGACTGGAGCTTTCTTATCATCAAAACTAATCTCTGCTCTATATTCAGATTGAATTACTGCATCAACTTCTGGTGTAGGAACAATACTTGCAACATTAAAAGTAGAACTTCTAGCAATGTTTGTAATAAACCAATCAAGTCTAGATTCAAAAAGAATATTTAACCAATCTGTGGTAAGAAGATGAAGTGAAACTAATTTCTTAGATACATCATCCGGATCTAATGAATCTACATCTCTAACTCTAAGACCAAAGTAACTTACCATAGATTTGAAATTAACATGATTCTTAGTGTGACAATCTGATATCTTATATCCATATTCCTCTAGTAACATAAGCAAATATAATCCGCTTTCTACATAGTTAGAATTAGCCATAATCTCCATTGCCATGATATGATTATCCTGATCTGAGCTCTTGAACATTTCACGTAACTGAGTATATACCTCATTTGTAATACTTACAGCATCATCACCATTAATCATAGCAAGTAATTCAGACTCATCATAAATTACTTTGTTCTGACAGTCATCAATAAGTTGTTTCCACTCATCATGTATATAATAATAATGAGATGAATTCATATTAACACCGTAGCCAATACAATTTACTATGTCAAGTTTAGTACCATAATTAAAATATACTATGTCTGACTCTGATGATAACAATGCTGTGCGGAGGTTATCTTTATAATATTCATCAATGCTATCTAAATGAGTAATATACTTTTCAATTTTCTTAATTGGGCCAGTATAATACCAATTACCATGTAAAACTCTACCAGGAGTAGCTTTACCTGTAATTACAATATTAGCATTAGATGCATCTCTCACAATTTTAATTCCATTATTAAGTGCTAGATCTTTTAGTTTTGCTCTTGGGATATTAACACCCGGCATAAGATAAATTGTATCTCCTTGTGTAGGAGCATACCCTTTACTTATATTAAATAGTTCAAATTTTGTAGAATCTTCCAATACATATCTTATATCTACATTTAATGTCTGTTCCTCTTTATCAAAAAATACTGCTCTTTTCATAAATTATAAATTAAAGGGGGCTTTTACACCCCCTTAGTTATTACTGAATTGCCATCTTAACTACGTTAGTATCTTGCATAAGCTTTGCAAACTTAACTTTGTTACCATTTACGATCTCTTTGACCATATAGTATCTCAAGTCATTTGTAAAACCATCAAACTCTGTAGTAAGCTTAGCCAATCTGTCAATCATCGCTTGTGGAACTCCACCTTTATCAGCTACAGCAAGTGCATAGTTAATAACACGTGTTGCAATTACACTAGATAAATCAGCACGGAACTCATCATCTTTACCTACTGAAGCTATGATAGCTCCTTTAACATATGCTTCATCTTTATTAAGAATATCTTCTGGAGAAATAATCTTATCTAGCTTATTATTAATAAACATAGTAAACATACTAGAGAAATCTGCTCCAACAGAACCTTCACCAATCATTTGAATAAGTGGTAACTGTTCTTCAAACTTAGGAATAGAACTAATAGCATTAAAGAATGTAGTAATAGCTCTTGGATTCACACGTTGAGTTACAAGCTCTGGGTGCATCAACATGAAGTTAATACATCTACCATCAATACCTGCAGTTTCTGCCCACTTAGCCCATACAGCTACATCATACTTCATCTCAACAGAAATAAATCTTGTCTTCTGAGCTACGTCAAGACTAGTAACATTATAATCACCATTGTCTGGATTTGAAGTCAAGATAACATGCCAGTTCTTAGGAAGCTTCCAAGAAACATACTCTTGTCTATCTAAGATCTCCATAGTTGCTTGCATGAATCTGTGGTCAGCACGAGTATAGTCATCCAAAATTAGGAAACCACCCTCACCCTTACCTTGAATCCATTCAGGAGCAGCATGAGACATTCTCTTATCCGCTACAGTATATCCTGCTTTAAGTGCACCACTTACTTGAGCTTCACTAACCCATCTTTGTTTACCCTCTTGATTCTTAACAAGAAATTCTTTAACAGGAAAACCAACAAGGTCGCCTAATTCCTCAATCTGAGATAGATTAAGTTTTACAACATCCATTCCTAACTCTTTGCCCAATTGCAAAATACTTGAAGTCTTACCAAGACCAGCATCACCCTCAATATTGACAGCTACAGGAACTTTGCCCTGAGCTTGGATGTGCTGATTATTCTTTACCATGTGGCTGATAAAACTTTTTAATTCTTCTGCATTTAATTGTACTGTGTTCATAACGTTTGTTTTTATAATTCTAATTTAATCACTTGACCAGGTAGGTCTTCATTCATGCTTGATCTTTCTGACAAAACCCATAAGACTTTACTCTTTGGTTTTACAGATGTATAACATTCACCGTCTGTGAAATATACCAAGCTTGTATATTTCTTTAAGTTTGCATTGTAATAATCTAGGACGGGATCAAATTCTGTCCCACCTCTTCCAAATACATTGATTTCATTCTTGCCTTTATAGGGCTCAATAGACCTAATAGAAGTATCACACTGTACTACAGTAATATCTACTCCTGCTTTATAGATATGATGAATCTCATTCATAAATTCAGTAAGTTCTGTATCACTTACTGAACCTGAAGTATCAATAGCAAGCAACATGTGCTGACGCATTTTAATCTTCAGACCTGGATTATCTTCATATCTACGGTTCTCTTTCCTTCTAATTTTCTTAGTAAATACCTTAGTACTTACTCCAGTAAATCTTCTGATGTAACCTTTCCAATCAAACTTAGGTTTAGTAATCTCTTCAATTACAATTAGACTATCAATCTCACCTGGTACATTACCACGTTTCTTTACAGTCTGTTCTTTTGCATCTTGAAGAATTTTCTGAACTTGCTTTTCAATTAGCTTTTTCTCAGCATCAGTCATATCATCAAACTCTTCCCATGTGCTATGATCTGGAATATTTCCATTAGCAATGTTATCAAGAAGATTATCCATAGGTTCATTACCTGTGGTACCATTCTTATCTTTCTCATCTTGGAGACGAACAAGTTGGTCATAATAATATCTACAACCAGCTTTTTTATCTAGATTGAGATCTGCATAATCTTCAAGTTTGATACCTCCTTCTGGAAGCCAAGAATCTTCAATATACTGATTAATTTCCATATCCATGGCCACATTAGCAAGCTTCTTGTTACTGAAAGAACTAAAACTTGTAAGGTGTCCGAATGCAATATGAAGCAATTCATGTTTCAGTAAGCCCATCTTATGCATATCACTTAGACCAATCCAGAATTCCTCATTGATGGCTAATTGATAGTTAATATTCTGTTTGCTTACTCCTGCAGTTGGGAGATCTTTTCTCCAAACTTTATTCAACATAATGAGAAAGAACCCGTAATAGGGCTCTTTCAACATTAAATCTTTACTTATTTTACTAAGACTCTGTGCTTTGTCCATCATCTCTTATTTTTACATTTATATCTACTTTGTCCATTGGATACCCTATGCTTCCTAACATACTGGTTAAATCCCGGATGAAAAATTCCAGGAATGTTTCTATTATGTGTTTGTCTGCTTTATTATTAGTAATAATACCAAGTACACGTGCAGATGATAATGCTATAGCTTCATCACCAATTACATCAGTAATTTTCCGTGCAGTCATTGGAATTTCATGCAACCATTTTGTAAATGGCTGTCCTGAAAATTTATACAATAATACTAGCTCATTATCATCAAGTATACTGTTCTCAATCGCATGAAATGCAACTATATGATTTTCAGCATCACTTGATTGAAACATGTTAATCAGATTTTTTAATTCATCTCTTTCCATTAGTCTTCAATTTTTAAAGTTTTAATCATCCACTGAGTAGGGGTATTTATATTATCTACCCATTCTTTTGCTGTAGGAATGTAATTATTACAGTCCTCTTTTACATGTTGTTCTGCAACATATCTTGTGTATACAGTTCTGCCATCTGAGTTTTCAAAACTTGGTCCAAACTTCTTTTCACATTCAAATATACCCTCACTGTGGTGACGGAACATTCTATGTTTACTATGTCCTATCCAAGCTTTAGTTTCATCAAACCAGTTATGAATCTCTATGTAATCAATTGGAAAACCTCCCCACTTTCTAGCAGAGGATTTTGCATGTTCCCATGGATGTGACATTATAATGTTTTATCAATTAAAGAACCTTCATGCACATAGTTTTCTATATGTGTAATTCTAATATTATTAAAAATTTTATACTTTCCAGAAGGTATAATAATACATACTGAACCAGAACCACCTTCATTATTCCACCAATCTTCAATATTTTGAAGTAAGGCATCTTCAACAAAAGAATCTATGTCTGAAGCAATACCAGAATCTAGATCCATTAGTCTTAAACTGTCTTTCTCCCATGCATATATTTCTTCTATTTCATCAAATGCAGCTTCTTCATCTTCATCTAATTTTTGCATAGTGTAGATAATTTCTTCAATTGCACCTGAATCACCAGATCCATCATAAGTTACTTTCACACCGGTTACTCCCAAGTCAGCTAATCTAACAAGAGTACCAATCATATCCATTTCTTTCATACTATTTTATTTTGTAAAACCTGCCAAGGATATTGGCATTTAAATATTCTTCTTTTTCAAGCACTTCTCTTACAAATTGTGATTTAGTCTCATGATATGTTAGCTCTGTCTTTGAGAAACATATTCTAACCATAAATCTCTTTATAGGTATACCTGCTTTATGTGCATCTTGCAGCACTTTATTACTACTATAGTAGTTTTCATAGTTAGTTTTAGTAACAAAAGTGTATTTAGATGCTCTTTTGTCTACAAGATTGGCAATAGCTTTCTTTCCCAGTTTTTTCTTAACTGTAGAATGAAAGTTCTTTTTACCAATATAGCGGACTGCTTTACCATCAATGATTGCTTCCATTTCATAAATGAAACCTACAGCACCATCTGGAATTTTGCTGTCATTAAATACTTCTCCTTTGTATATCCAACTCATACTACCTGTTTTAATAAAAATAATAATTGATCTCTCACAGGTTCAATACCATGATCTCTAACAGAGTCTGATAAATCCTTAGACATTTCTAGTATTACATATGGAATATTATACTTATCCTGATATCTTTGAGCAGCTTTAATGCCGGGCTCGTCATTATCAAAAAGTACAATTATCTTAGAATACTTCTCTCTAAGTTTATTTATTACAGATTCTCCAATCATTGTATTCTCACTGTCTGGAGCAATGCATTCTACATTACCAATACCAAGTTTCTTAAAAGACATAAGATCTTTTAGTGAAGAAACAATTAGCAGATATTTAGAATCATATTGTAATTGATCTATACCCTGGGTATAATTCTGAATTTTAATGAACTTCTTTTCTGGGACTTTAGGCATATAGATCTTGTATAACTCACCGTCCTGTCTAAAATAACCATAAACATAAGGTCTTAAAAATCTATAAGATACTATACTACCATCAACTTCAGTCTTTTCCATAGTAAAGAACTCTAATGGAATTACATTATATTTTTCAAGAATACTTGAAGAAATCCTAAAACTCATCCAAAACTTAGAGTCTTGGGAATTCCAGTGTCTCATTTGAAAATCTGTTACCTTGAACTTATCATGAAATTGTATAGGGCCTCTTTGTGCAGGTGCATTATACTTTAAATACTCTTGATAATCATTAAGTATTCTATTAACTGCTTTGAATCTTGTGTCATAATTAAATAAACATTTGACAAGTTCAATTTGATCACCTTGAAAGCCAGAAGAGAAATCTTTAAACTTATAGTAATCCCCATTGCGATAGACAAACATGCTAGGAACTTTATCCTTTACATTAAATGCAGAAAGCATCTTTATGTCTTGACCAATAAGTTTTTCTTTTAAGTTTAAATAGTATTCAAATACCCATTCTCTGGGTACGTCCTGTAAATCAGATACTAAGTTCTTAGTTAAAATCATAGCTAATAAAATAAAAAGGGAGCCCAAGACTGAACCCCCTTTATTATAAGAGTAGTTATTAGTCTAGGCTAAAATCAGAAGATGTTTTAGGTTTTGTAAAAACATCATCATCACCAAAGGATTTAACTTCTTTAACTTCTAATTTCTTAAGATGTTTAGTTTCATCAAATACAATTATTGAACTGCTTTCAATAGAACCAAATGCATACTTTTTACCCTCTGCTTTTGGCAACCACATATCGTAGTTAGTATAACCAGTTTTACCTTCATACTCTTTACCAGCAACACAAAACTCAAGATACTTACCTCTAAACTCTGCTGTTTTATTGAATGCTTTAACAAAGTCTTCAATAGTATCATGCTTACCATCTTGTTCAACAAACCAAGAATCAAGTTCCAATGTATGTGCAAGAGTTTTTAAGAAAATTAAAATGGATCTATCTCTCTGGATTTTAATACCAGTTTTAGTTTCTCCATCTGCAAATGCATATTGACTAGCTTTTACTCTACCAATTTGACCTTCATAGCGTCCTTTGCTCTCATCATCTTTGTCAATTAAGAAACCTTCAAAACCTTCAATAGGCTGTGTTTCTACATGCATCATAAGATGATATGCTCCCGGAATAAATTTAAAATCTTCTAGCTCAATGCTATTAATTTTCAATACATGATTACCTGGAGTAATTGTCTTTGGTAGTCCTGAGCCTCCTGTGCCCAAATCAGTTGTGCTTAATGCCATTTTTTTGTTTTTTTAATAATTAAATAAATACTTTGTCCCAATGGAACTCAAGTTCTCCTTTTTCATTCATCTCTGTAACTACTATTTCTTCATTTCTTAAATGCTCAGGTCTTGCACCGCAAGTTACCTCCTCATTTGTTTTAAATGATAGAATAGTTTTATTACCTTTTCTATACATATAGCCAATAGCATCAGCATTAGCGCAGATTAAAGATTTAATTTTACCTGTCAAATCAATATTTGCAGCCATTACCATTTCTCCTTTATCATCTACCTGTTTGTCTTTAATATGACCAGATAAAATAATATGGGGAGCTAAAGTATCAATAAAATCTAAAACTTGAAAGAAAGCTTGTCTTAAATATAAATAACCTGCACCATTTGGTAAGGCTAATATATTATCACCATCATAGTTTTTACCCATGCTTGTTTGACGGTAAAGCTTGATAGCTAAAGGGCCAACCATATCTTCTAATGCTGTTACAGTATCTATTGTAACATACTTATATGGAAATCCACCTGCTTTAATAGCTTTACCCGCATCAAGTAATTCTTGAAGACTATCAATCTTTAACTTTAATGCTTCTACATAATCAGCACCATTTTCTAAGTCAAAAATTAAATTATTGTCTAATCCTGCAAACGCAGTTGTTTTACCTGTTTTTGGCTTTGAATAGATAATTAATCTCTTAGGATTAACTCTTTCAGCCTTTACTTTTGTAGTTGGAAGTACTATACTCATCTTACTTTAATTTTTCTGCTAGTTTTTGAAAATCTGCTGCAATTCTTAATAAGATATCAGAAGCTGATTCTTGCCCAGTAACGTGTAAAGCTACTTCTCCTATGTTTTCCTTAAGTTTTGGAATGAATTCATTCTCAAAATCTGGAAATACAGACAAACTTACTTGCTCTTTAGGAGCTTCAGCTTTTCTTTTCTCATAAAGATTATAAGTAATTTCAGAACCATCCGGCATAAGAACCATTAACTCAGATAATGGAATTGTATAAGCAAAATAGTTTTCTCCCATAGAGTTTGTACCTTCTTTTACATCATATTCTTCAGCAAAATAAGGATTACTCTTGTACTTAAATAGAGGTCTTTCTTCAAAGGCAGATTCAATCCCAATTTCTTTACCGTTAACATCTCTGTTAACATCAATAAATTCAATAAAGATGTCCTCACCTCTTTTTAATTCCCCTTCAAACAACTGAACTTGTCTACCATATTTACCCTTCTGAAAGAATGCAGTCTTCAGAGTAAAGAATGGATTAGAGATTTCAGCTTTTCTAAACTTATCCATGTGATAAGCAAAGAACTCTTTTTCTTTTTCTTTTTTCCGCCGCCACTCTCGGCACCCTTGAATTCGCTGGTGCTTCGACGACCGCCGGTTTGGGTCTCTGTGGGCTTGGCTCCGGCATCTCGGGCCGACTTGGTAATTTCGCTGGTATTGCTGGTTCGAGT